AGACTCGGGTCGTTCTTGATGTCCTTCCAGGGGATGTCCTTCTTGGCGAGGACCTTCACCCTGGTGTACTGACCCGGCTGCCCGACCTGTGGGACGGGAACGCGATGGACGACATAGCCGTGCTCCTTGGCGATGGCCACGGCTGTGCTCAGCTTGGTGTTCGTGACCCCGATGGAGGGATCCATATCGCCGCCCAGGGGGAGCGAATGCTCGACCCCGACTCCGATGTCGATGACGCCCTTCTTCTCGACTTCGCGCATGAGCATGGCGGCGGTGTTCTGGATGCTGTCCGCCTGATCCTTCTCGTGCGCGGCAAGAAGGGAGCGAACCGAAGACTCGTTGATCTCCATGCGCTTGCCGATCTCCGTGGGAGACCAGCCGCGCTCCTTCAGCTTCACGGCCTGGTTGATCTTGCTCTGACGGATCTCGTTGCTGGCGATGGACTTCGCCGCACGGAGGTCCGTGGTGGTGAACGGATACTTCTCCGTGGAGAAGCCTCGGCAGATCTCGGTGTCGGAGAGACCCTGCTTCTTCAGCTCGGCGACGGTGCCGAGGAAGTCCTGGCTCCTCTTCACGACGTTGCCGCCGGATCCCCATGGGTAGCGGCCGGACTTACGGAGAATGCCGTAGTGCTCCAGATAGTCCTGCTCCTTCATGACCGCCACCTACGACACCTCCTCTCTCAGCTCGTTGATCCTCTTGTCGAACCACACGATCTTGTTCATGATCCCCTTGATGAAGGCGGGGTCGCCGGTGTAGACACGGCAGACTCCATCCTGGTAGATACGGAGTTCGATATCACGGGTGGTGAATGGGTCTATCTCGTACTCGAGGAAGAACAGGGCGGCGTAGATCTCTAGCTGGTGCTCTGAAGTACGTGTAACACCAGTTTTGAGATCTGATATACGCAGTACGCGGTAACGGTAAGCGATAGCGTCAACAGTCCCAAAAGCATTAGGGCTGTAATACAGGACGACCTCTGGCTGCATTCGGTACTGGATGCACTGGTTGATGTACATCCCGACCGTCGTGGTCTCATCGTCCTGAAACTCTCGCTCTTCGATCGCGATGGCTGCATACCGGTGATGCTCCATCCCCTCGAGCGCTGCTCGCATGGCCTTGTATCGGTTCTCAAGGCGTTCCTCGTCGTAGTTGATCCAGTGGTAGACGCTAGGACTGAGGAAGGCATGCTGCCCTTCGAGATGCGAATGCTTCCTGAAGCGCACTCAGCACCTCCTCCTCGTTGTCCGGGTAGACGTACGCGGCGAACGACATCTCGTCGAGAACCCGGACGTAGTAGTCCTGGTTGGGGCGTCTCCGCGAATCCCGTTCGGCCTTCACCTCCAGGCACGCCCAGAATCCGTCGCGGGTCAGGAGAGTCAGATCGAGAATCCCCTGGATGTAGTTCGGGTCGTTCTTGAGGACCACGCATCCGGGGAACATCCTCTTCAGCTTCCTGATGAGTCTGCTCTGGAATGTGGCCTCAGTCAAAGGGCCTCCTTTCCGCAGGGGGGGGCATTTTTAGAATCCATGCCTGTGCGACATTCCATTCCTTCTATTACATGCCGCGTTTTTCCCACTGCTTAGTATATGCTTTGTATTCGCTCGAAGATCTGGTAGGTCGGCCATGCATAGGTGTTGTGCTCGATGGACATCACCACGTCGCGTTCTAAGAGCCCGTAGCGGCACGCAGCGCTCAGGGAGTCCGGGAACACCTCTTTCTCGTCTCTTGCCCTTAGAGGGGCCTTTATGGGCCTCTCATAGGGCTCCTTGAACTGATGGTGGTACCGGATGGCGAACCACCTCGGTCTCCACATCAGGTTCTCGACCTTGCAGTTCCATCTGTCGCCGTCGAGGTTGATCGGGGTGTCGAAGGGTTCGACCGGTTCCGGGAGGAACGCACGGGCCACGATGAGGGCCAGAGATCGCTGGTGGAGCTTCCCATCCCTCATGAGAGGAACGTAGACGCTGTTGGTCTGATTCGCCTGAGGTTTCACCAGCCGGTCGAACGAGTCTCTCCGGACCTGTCCAAGACGGTTCACGCTGTACTTGGGGAACGACTCGATAACGACCCAATCGCTCAATTTGCCCCCTTTCAGAACTTGGCGCGTAGACGCTCATACCTCGCCGAAAGACCCCCTAGTGCGTTGGGTACTTCATATATGCTTTTATACATACTATTCCTTATACTATCTCCGCGACACACTAGAGACTCTTTTGAGAAGGTAGACCCCGCAATTTGCGGACGCGAAGCCGCAATTTGCGAACGTACTAATATATGGAATCGGGGGTTTTTGACCTCCTACTCGTTGGTGTGCTAAGCCGCCTGAAGTTGGCGCGTAAACAGTCGCTCTGCCTCGTTCTCGTTGAAGTTCCTCTTCTCCGAAAGAGCCTTCAGGATGGCCTTGTCGATCCAGCTTCTCGACGCGATCAGGTAGTAGTGGAGGTTCAGGTACGGGCTGTCCATACGGTCGATCCGACCATGGGCCTGTTCCCACAGCTTGTACGAGTATTGGAGGGACCAGAACACCACCGTATCCGTCTCGATGCAGTTCCAGCCCTCCGACCCGGCCGTGTACTGGACGGCGTAGATCCACCTGTCCGTGTGGGGGATGTGCTCGTGCTTGTGCCCATTCCATTCCGCGAACGGAACCACCTCTTTCATCTTCCTGATCATGGCCAGCTCGTAGTCGAACGAGTAGAACACGATCAGCCTGCGACGGGCCTCCAGGAGCTTGTCCAGGACGACCAGCCTCTCCGGATCGGAGTTGACCACCTTCCGGGCCAGGTAGAACATCTCCCCGATGTCACGTATCGGCTTGTCCTCGAACGGGTTCCACCGATCCTTCGTCACCTTCTTGAGGAGCTCCTCGTTGAAACCGACCACTTCTTCGTGGGGCCACCTGATCGTGTGGCTGTCGAACGGCATCTTCACGAGGATCTTCGACCGGAGCCTCATCAGCTTCTGCACCCCGAGGTACCGGTCCACCTTCTCGTACTTCGTGTACGGGGAGTAGATAACGTGTTCGTGAATGAACGCCGTACGGTTTCGATAGAACCCATTTGCGACGAATACCGGGACGTAGTCCATCCACGTGTCTCCGGGTGTCGCCGACAGCATTATCCAGTTGTTCGCTCTCGCGATCTTCAGGAACGCCTTTACCCATGCCCCTTTTCCCACCAGCCTTTGCTCGTCGAACACGAAGAACTTGTCCGAGTCGTTCTCGTACTTCTTCAGGTTGTTCCAGCTGTCCACGGTCAGCGTCCCGTGTTCCAGCTTCGAGTCCGTGAACACCCGCCACTTCAGTCCTTCCTCCACCCAGTCGAGAGAGTCCCGCTTCTTCGCCGTGGTGATCACGACGAGATCCTTGGGCGATTCCTTCTTGACGTAGTAAGCCATCGCCACACGGGACTTCCCCGACCCGACGCTGCCCCACAGGATAGCGCCGTTGTGCAACTCCCCCAAGGCGTAGCTCTGGTGGGGGTCCAGCTTCGGTGCTTTCATATGACCCTCCTTGGTCAGTTCAGCCACGCGTGCTCTCTCTGCAGAGCCAGGCGGGCCTCGGCGACGTTCTCCTCCGGGGTTCCGTGGAAGTCACCCCAGATGACGGTCACCTCGTTGATCGCGGGATCCCAGACGAGAGCCCCGTCCTTGCCAGGAAGGACGAACATCATGTCATGATGCTCTCGAAGGTAGTCGACGATCTCCAATAGGTTGATACGCATGTTCCTCCTCTCAAAAAGATAAGACGGGTTTCAGGGTCTGCGGTACATGAAGAACGCCACGAGCAGGGCCCCGACGAACAGCACAAGGACCATGATCCCCAGCACGTACTGCTCGTCGAGGCAGTTGCAGATGAGACCGGCGATCACATCGCTCTCGCTATCGGCTCCTGGGTGGACGGTTCCAGCTCGTCGAGCCCCATCGATCCGTCAGCCTCCTGTTCGTACAAGGCCATCGTCGACGTCCAGATACCGAACTTTCGGTCGCGGACGTTGAAGCAGATCCACGGCCCGGTCCCCTTGATCGGCTCAGGGTAGGCGGGGTAGATCACGATCTCCGGATCGTGGTTCAGGCTCACGGCGACCATCTGGATGATCTCCAGAGCCTTTCTCGGAATGAGCTGCCTTGCCGCGTAGTCCTCGAACAGAGTTATCAAGTTGAGCCTCGATTATGTCGTGAATAGGGTCGTTCGGGTCTTGAAGCGCCAGATGCACTTCCCAGTCCTTGTCGTACATCTCAGGCATACCCGCAGACGGGCCATCCCGCGGTCGTGACCCAGGTTCCGATCTTGTCGTGCCAGATCACGGCCCGGTACTTTTGCTCGAGGGAGCTAGCATGGTGGGGGTAGCCGTCGCCCCCGGCTGAGTTCCATGTACCTAAGGTGAACTGCAACCCTCCGTAGAAACCGTTCCCGCTGTTCAGATGCCAGCGCCTCCCGCTCTCGCATGTTGCGATCCTTCGGATCTTCGCCCTCCATGGCCGGACGCGCTTTCTCATCCGGCGCTCCCTCCTGCACTGCCTGTCGCATGGGACGTATCCAGCTCCTTCATGCATGTTCGGTGGCAGCTCTCCTCCTGCCAGAGTGAGAGTTACCAACAGTTCGATAAGCATTCTTCCTCCCCTGAATAAGTGCTCGGAGCTGCCTGGGCGTCGGGTGGCGGGCCCCGACCGGCACTCCCCCGACCTGACCCTCCTTCGAAAGGGGTCGGGGTCGCAGACTTTCCCTACCTCCGTCTGGAGGACGGTACGGTAGTCCCACTCCGAACAGGTTGGCTAGTGACTCGTCCCACTACCGCCGTTCATCCTCCACACGAGCTCCGTTCTCTGCCGGGCGCTCATGCCTCCGACGGTCTTGGTGGGCGAGATCTTGCTGAGTTGCAGGACTTTCTTGGTCTTCACCTTTCCGTATTTCGGGACCGCCATGAGGAGGTCGGTCACCTTCATCGTCTCGATGTACTGCGGGGGCTCCAGCAGGAGCTCCAGGTAGTCCTCCTTCCTGTCCTTCATCCGTCGTTTCAGACTCGCTCGCTCCGTGCGAATCCGGTTGGCCTCTTTCAAGGCGGCTTTCCTCTGTTGCTTCGTCCTTTGCGGTACGGGTTCTACAGGCACCACATCTCTCCCGACTGTTGTCGTAAGGGGGGTAGCGCCTCCCGGTAAGACCTACATCTCGTCGAAGGACCCTAGGAATGCCTTCGTGTTGTAGATCTTGTATCCCATGTCCGTGTAGAGGAGCCAGTCTCCCACGAACGCTCTTGACTGCCTTACCCCGCGGGGGTTGTGGACCCTCACATGGATGTGCTGGCTGCGAGGGTTGACTTCGCCGTTGTTCGTCGTGCCGTCGTTGTTCTGGATGGTCCCCTGGCACCACCGGGCGAGCTCCTCGAAGTTCTCCTCGGTGACCTGGACCGCGTCTACGACCAGCGGCTTCCTGACGTACTTCTTGGTGACGATGGTCATTGCTGTTCCAGCTCGGCGTACTTCTTCGCGAGCTCGTCCTCCTCGATGGCTACGTACATGGACTGGACATAGGCCTTGACACCCTGCTTGCCGTTGACGTCCCAGTTGTAGGGCCGGACGATCATGTCGACGTTGGTGATATCGGCCCAGTCGAGATCCTCGACCTCGTTCTCTTCGAGAAGCCGTTTCCTGGTTCCCTCTCCGGTGATCAGGTAGATCTTCGGCGGGCGCCCCTTCTGATACTCCACGGCGACGGGGAGGTAGGCCTGGGGGCTCTGCTCCTCCTCTTCGTCGCGGGGGTTGAGGTGCTTGACGTTCCAGCCGTCGACGGTCATCGCCTCGGCCGTGGGGTTGTCCAGGAGGACTGCGAAGTTTCGTTCGCCTTCCTTGTTGAACTTGCCCTCCTCTCCTCGGAAGTTCCGGAAGATGATTCTCACGCCCTCCATGAGGACGGTGTTCTCGGGCGGCATCAGGGGGACTCCTTGTTCAGCTGCACGAGGTTGGTCAGGATCTGGGCCTTCGCCGCCAGCAGCGGGATCATCACCCAGCCGCCGTTGTGGTCGCGAAGCTCCTGCGGCAGGATCCTGCGGACCTTGGCCTCGCGTTTCACCTCGTCGATGGACGCATCGACCAGGGTGAGAAGTTGCATGAGCTCCTCGCGGAGCACTCGGGGCCGGATCTCCATCAGGCGTCGTCGAGGATCGCCTTGACGAGGCCCCAGACACCGAGGATGATGAGGGCGACGATGAGGGTGATCAGCTTCTTGCTCATGAGCTACTCCTTTACGAATTCGGCGAACGACCCGAACTGCTCGATGGCAGCCTTCGCATCGTCGACCAGCTTGTCGAAATATGACATGTCGATCTGCACGTCATCCAGCCCTCTGGCGACAGCGGCCTCCATCCACAGGTGGCCTTTGGTGCCCGAGACCGCGTAGTACCGGTCCTCGTTGTACCGGTAGAGGATCCCGCCCTTGGCCAGCACCGGCACGAAGAGGCCCGTCTTGCCGATGTGGCGCATCTTCGTACGGTCCGGCTGGTCCATGTCTGACCCCCGGAGATCCAGGTACATCATGCCCTTGTTGACCGAGCGGGCCTCGCACATGTCCTCGAAGGTGATCTCCTCGCCGCTGAACAGCGTCTTGAACACCACCGGGTGGGCGAACTGGGCTCCCGTCGCCGTCCACACGCCGTCCTTCCTGGCCACGAACACGGCGTCGTTCACCAGGCAGAACTTGTCGTACACCTCCTCGAGGACGAACTGGTACTTGTACATCAGCCCGTGGGTGATCACGAAGCTGATGGCCTCCGCGTCCGCGTCTGGCAGCTTCACCGAGTCCGTCTTGATGTGGATGACCCGCTTGCCCACAGCCTGCAGGTCGTGCTTCAGGTCCAGCATGTACAGCGCGCCGCGCTTGGCGACGATGTTGTCCTTGTTTCGGATGTCCCGGAACGGGTTGTCGAACCTCGCCGAGGTCAGGCCGTAGACCGTGTTCACCACGATCTTCAAGGCCTGGGTAAGCTGCTTGGCCGTCGACTCGTCCTGGAGATATGGCGCCAGCCTCCCGTCCATCATCTTGCGGGCCGACTCGTAGTCGCCGTGCTTGACGGCGTTGCGGGCCTTCTTGAGGTCGGAGTACCGCTCCGTGTACGGGCCGAAGACGTTCATGACCTCGATCGACGTCGGATGCATCATCTCGATGTCCAGGACCGCCACGGTCGAGTAGATGCCGGGCTCGGCGTATACGTAACCCCCCTCCCCGGGATCTTCCCCCCGGTATGAGGACTTGCCCATCTCGAATTTGTATCCCGGGAACTCCTTCGAGAGGTCGGTGTACACGAGGCGCTTCTGGGGGTGCTTCTCGTTCCCGAAGATGATCTTGGCGGTGTGGGTCTGTGTCGTGTCGTTCACGCTAAGGCCACTCAGCTCCGCCAGGATCTGCCGGGCAGTGAAATCCCCTCGGAGGTGCTCGAAGAGGCTCTCAGTGGCCTTTACGTCGTTCACACAGTACTCCACGACCCGGTTGACATCCTTCTCTGCCACAGGTTCGTCCCAAGGGAGGTCAAGCTCCATGTGGAGGATGCCCAGGTCGATCTCCCACTTCTTCAGGCTCTTCTTCTCAGAGGCGAAGTCGTAGATGTCTGTGTAGGAGATGTTGTAGGCCTGCCCGAAGGTGGCCTGCCGGTCCGAGTCGACGATGAGCTTCTGGCTGAGCTCGAATAGCTTCTCTACGGGCCTGCCAAGCGAGGCAGCCCATAGTATATGGTTATCGAATCGCCGGTTGTAGAACCCGACCAGTTTCAGCTTGAACAGCTCGGCCACGTCTGAGGCGGGCGGATTCACCATCCGCACCACTTCTTCGGCCCCCTGGAACTTCCAGCACACGACGAACAGGTTGGGGTAGACCTCCACGTCGAAGAAGGCGATCCGGTCGTCCGCGGGCTCGACACCCACGTCGGCGATGTTGGCGTCGCCCTTCTCCATCAGCTCCATGTCCTTCGACTTCCACTTCATCTGCCGGACGACCTTCCCCGCCTCTCTCGGCTGGTTGGTCGAGTTGGCCGCGAAAGAAATAAGCCGGGGACGGAGGTCGGTGACGTCGTATGACATCCCCGATTCGTACGCGTCGTCCAGGATCTTCTTGATGAAGTCCACCGACGGCTTGGTCCCGGGGTGTATCTGCTTCCGGAGGTTTCGCTCGATGAGCTCGCGCAGTCCTTGCTCGCTGGCGATCGTCTTTTCCTTGAGCATCTTCTCCTTTTTCTCTCTCTTGGGGAGACCTTCCTTGATCATGGCCACCGGAACGTCATTGCAGAGGGTCAGGCGTCTCCTCACTGCCGAGTCGCCCAGATATGTCTTCACCTCGATGCCGTCCTGGTACTGATTGCCAAGCTCTCTGACGTCTCCCCTGTAGTCGTAGTGGAGATGCACACCTTCCCCGCTGCGCGAGATCTCTGCGTAGGTGGGGGGCCACATACTGGCCGCTTCCAAGTTTCTCTCGAACGCCGTCTTCTCGGCTGCCGCCTGCAGATCGAAGTCGATGACGATGTGGTTCTCGGGGACTTTTACGTAATGGAGCTCCTTCGTGTCGATGTCCGACAGCTTCGTCCTGACCTTCGCCCACTTCACCGACGGGATGCCGTCCTGGTTGGCCAGCTGGGCAGGCTGGTCCTTCAGCATCTCGTCCAGCAGCGACTCCGTCTCGGACAGATACAGGGCAAAGTCGCCTTCGAGGTTGATCTGGTGCTTGAACCGGTCGGCCGAGAATCCCCGGTAGACGCCCCTGACCACTCTTCCGTCGACCTCGTCCGAGTGCAGGTACTCGTCGAAGTACTGTCTCAGCTCCTCCCTCACCACATGCCGGGGCAAGGGCCTCTCGATGCCGCTGTCGAGGCAGAACTCCTGGTACTTCGCGTAGGCATCCGTCAGGGTGGTGTAGTTCTTCGTCTTGAAGTCGCTGAAGTGAGCCTCGATGAAGTTGAAGAAGGCGTCCGTCTGGAGCATCATGTCCAGGGGCTGGTAGCCGTTGTAGTAGTTCGGCCCCATCGAGTTGTAAACCTGGAGGCAGTGGTGCGCGATCGCTCCCAGCTCGAACTCGATCCTCTTCATCAGCTGCTCGTAGTGCCGCTTGGGGATGTGCGCCCCCGTCGGGTGGATGTCTACCAGTCTCCGGATGATCCCCGACTTGGCGTCCGAGATCTTCACCGGCTGGTTCGAGCCCAGGAACAGCATCGACTCCGCCCGGATGGCGTAGCTCGACTTGTACTTCTCGTCGACGAGCATCTCCTCGTGGGAGATGATGGAATTGAGCCGGGTGTTCGTGTCGATCCGACTCAGGTCGGCGTCGTGCTCGATGGCCACCAGCGGGTTGTCCTTGAACGGCGCGGTGGCGAAGGCTGCGTTGCCGCTCCCCAGCGCACGGCCGCTGAAGGATATGGTGTAGCCGTGGAACAGCTTCTCGATGATGTTGAGCATCGTCGACTTGCCGGTCCCGTGCGAGCCGTAGAAGACGAAGAACTTCTGGATCCTCTTCGAGTCCCCCGAGACGACAGATCCGATCGCCCACTCGATCTTCTTCCTCTCCTCTGGGCTGTAGAGCGTGGACACCAGCTCGTTCCAGGCTGAGATGTCCCCTCCCGCGAGGGAATATGGGAGGCGCTTGCTGACGTAGTCCTTCTTCGTCACCTCCGTGTTGGCGAACGTCAGCTTGGAGTTCAGCGGGTGGAAGTTGTCCGGCATGTGCTTCGCGTACTCTTTGAACTTCCTCCAGTACCCGCTGTAGTTGCTTCCCAGGATCTTGACGTCGTACGGAACTCCCGGATTCTCTTTCGCCCTGGCCCACAGGGCTTCGTCCACCAGTCGCTGAACGTCGTACTCGTTCGTAGACCAGATCTTCTGCTTCTCGTCCCAGATCGCGTAGAAAGAGCCACCCCGAAACATCAGATCTTCGATTCGGTCGTCGATTCGGAAGACCGGGATCAACTCGCACCCGTTCTTCTTCT